ATGACTATGTTATGATATGTGATTCTGCCGAGCCGAAGTCAATCAATGATTTCCGGGACGCGGGTCTTCCTGCCCGCGGGGCGGAGAAGGGACCTGGCAGTGTTGAATACGGATTTAAGTTTTTACAGACAAAGAAAATTGTCATTGACCCGAACCGGACACCGAACGCACATAGAGAGATTACCCGCTATGAGTATGACCGGGATAAGGAAGGAAATATAATAAGCGGCTATCCGGACAGGGACGATCATGCGATTTCAGCGCTGCGTTACGCATATGAACCTCTGTTCAACCGGAGAGGAAACAGTGCATAGTTGTATGGGTGAAAATAGATGGGATTAATAGAGACAATAAAAAGGTGGATAGGGATGATTTTCAAGAAACAGGCAGAGGATGAGTTTAAGATTAAGTCCGTAGTATCTCCGGAGATGGATCGAGAGCTGAAATGCTGCGCGGGTATTTATGCTGGAAAACCTCCGTGGCTTAGTAAAAATAACAGAATCCGGACTGTGAACTTTGCTAAGTCAATTTGTTCAGAGACTGCCAGACTGACAACCTTGGCAATCGGGATCCAGATTGAGGGTAGCGCGCGGGCGAATTGGCTGCAAGAGCAGATTGATAAGGTGTATTTCCAGATTCGTCACTGGGTTGAATTTGGCTGTGCCTACGGAACCTTGTTTGTAAAGCCGAACGGGGAGGGGCTGGACATATTTACGCCGGAAGATGTTATTCTGGTAGATTATGATAACCAGAGCATTAAAGGACTGGTTTTCCGTGATACATACACGGAAGGGGATAAATTTTATACAAGGCTTGAGTATCATCGCTTTGTAGAGGTATGGCAGGACGGAAAACGTGTGTGTCCGTATTATATCAGCAATCGAGCATACGTTTCCAAATCGGCAGATGACATTGGGAAAAAGATTGCATTGGAAAAAACCAAGTGGGCGGATATGATGGAGGATACACCACCAATATTGAAAGCAAACGGGGAGCGGCTGGATGGTCCGATGTTTGGCGTGTTCCGTACACCGCAGGCAAACAACATCGATTTATCTTCTCCAATGGGACTGCCAATGTATGTGGAAGCAATCGAGGAGTTGCGCGATCTGGACGTAGCGTACAGCCGGAATGCTGGGGAGATATTTGACAGTGAGAAAATTGTGCTGGCAGACGATCGCCTGATGATGCCGGATGGAATGAATATCAAGGACAGAACGACGCTTAAATTGGAAAAGCAGCGGGATGAAATGAAGCTGCCGCACTATGTGAAAAACGTGTTCGGTTCAGATTCTAAGGATTTCTACCAGGAAATCAATCCGCAGCTTAACACAGAAGAACGTCTTTCTGGTATTAATGCCCTGCTGTCCCAGATAGGTTATAAAGTCGGGTACAGCAACGGATATTTCGTATTCAACGAGAAAACAGGAATGGTAACGGCAACGCAGGTGGAGGCGGATGACCGGCGGACGATCCAGCTGATAAAAGATATGCGGGACAAGCTCCAGGACTGCTTGAATGGTGCGATTTATGCATTGAGTGTGTATGCGGACCTGAACGGCTTGGCACCGGCTGGGCTGTATGAAGTGACGTATGACTTCGGAGACATAACCTACAATCGTGAAGAGGACCGGGCGCGCTGGTGGCAGTATGTTATGCAGGGAAAAGTGCCGGCATGGGTCTACTTCCAGAAATTCGAAGGAATGTCCGAAGAGGATGCGAAAGCAATGGTAGAGGAAGCACAGCCAAAAAAACCAACGCTGTTTGGGGAAGAGTAAAAGGATGCAATAGAGGAAGTGAGGGCGGCAATGCTTAGACCGGCATATTTGGCGGCGATTGCGGAAGGAAGCGAACAGATCGCTTCGGAGCTGCATGATTATATTGTACAAGCCATTGTGGGGCGGATGATGGAGCGCATCGGCAGAGGAGAAAAATATCTGCTGACTTCGGCGGACCGCTGGCGGATCCAGATCTTGCAGGATGCTGGGGAGTTGCTGGAGAATATAACGGCGGAGCTTGCACTGTATACAAGAAAGCAAATACAAGAGATTCGTTTGGCAATGGAAGAGGCGGGAGTGAAAGCGCTGGAAGCGGATGATTTGATATACAGTGCTGCCGGTCTGTCTACGGTACCACTGTGGGAGTCTCCAGCGTTGGTTCGGCTGATGGAGCGGAATATGAATGCATCGTTGGGTGAATGGAAGAACTACACCCGCACGACGGCAGAAGAGGCACAACGGCTCTATATAACAGAATGTGATAAAGCATATAACCATGTTATGAGCGGTGCAGTTGCGTATACTCAGGCAGTGAGAGAAGCGGTTGAAACGATATCTTCTGCGGGAGTGGCAGTGAAATATCCAAGCGGGCATACGGATACGCTGGAAACTGCGACAGCGCGGGCAGTTCGCACCGGGATCGCGCAGGCAACAGGAGATATATCGCTGAAACGCATGGAAGAAATGAATTGGGATATCATTCTGGTATCTGCACATATTGGAGCCAGAACCGGAGACGGCGGGCAGAATCCTGGTAATCATTTGTGGTGGCAGGGGCAGTTTTATAGCCGGACAGGCAAGGACAAGCACTTTCCGCCATTTTCTCAGACGGGATATGGGACGGGAGAAGGGCTGTGCGGCTGGAATTGCCGCCATAGCTTTGGCTGCGGCGACGGTGTCCATAATCCATATAAAGACATTCAAACCGAAGATAATGTCCGGATGGAGAAGCTGGAGAAGCGCCAGAGGGAGCTGGAACGCCGTGTTCGGAAGACCAAACGTGCGGTGATGGGGATGCAGACGGCAGTTGAGCAGTGTCAGGACGAGGCTGCAAAGTTCGCCCTGCAGCAGGAACTGGATCGGAAGTCGTATCTTCTGCAAAGGCAGAACCAGGCATATCAGGATTTTTGCAAGTACAATAGCCTACGTCCTCTTTCGGAACGCTTGAAGATAGCCAGATGGAGCAGGGAACAGGCGGCAAAAGCCAGAGGAGCGGCAAAGAGATATAAAACAGCAAAGGGGATTGACTGATGGATAGATGGGAATATTACAATCCGAATCCTGCCGGTAATCGAGTCGGAGATTGCGCTATCCGGGCAATATGCAAGGCAACCGGTTTTGACTGGGAAACAGTATTCGCCGGATTAATGGTACAGGCGTGTGCTCTGTCAGATATGCCATCAGCTAATTACGTTTGGGGAGCGTACCTCTACAAACATGGGTACAGACGCAAACTGATTGAACAATCAGAACGATATATCTATACAGTCAACGACTTTTGTACAGACCATCCGACAGGTACATACATTCTCTGCATAGATGGTCATGTGGTGACGGTACAGAACGGAAAATATTATGATACATGGGATAGCGGTAATGAGATCCCGGTATATTACTGGGAAAAGGAGTAGCTAAATGAGCATATCAGAATTTGTACAGATTTTCCTCTCTATCTGCGGAGGGGTGTCTATTGTCGGAGGGGCGGCAGCCGTAATCTTTAAGTGGATTACCCCAGCGTTCCGACTTAATAAGCGAGTGGAGACACTGGAAGAACATGATAGGCGAGATTATGAAAGTCTTCGGAGAATCGCAGAACGAGATTCATTAATTCTGGAAGTGTTGTCAACCATGCTCGACAGTCAGATCAGCGGAAACAACGTTGAGGAATTAAAAAAAACAAAACAGAAGCTTACAAATTATCTTGCGCAGAATCAACGTTAGCATTAGTAAGGGGTATGCTCATGAAGTTATATGTATTCACTAAGAAAGATATAGACAGGTTCTTGTTAGAGTGCAATTTTACACCGGATGAAGAAAGATTGTTCCGGCTGAGATGCAAGGAATACACTCTTGAATACTGTGCTGAACAGATGAACGTGAGCATATCCACGGCGAAACGACTGAGCCGCCGGGTGAATAATAAAATAATTAAAGTATGTTAAGACGACAATAAAAGCCCACTGGTAAATTCCAGAGGGCTTATTTTTATTAAATTTCCAGTAAAGCAAATGACCATGTAAGAAGGTCTATTTCTGCATCATATTCTATTTTTTCTTCTTCATCTTTGATATTTTTAATATACATATAACGACCAGTGCTATCGTTGAGCCGTTTAATTTGATTCCCGGCAAATTCTGCATTTTCCGGCTTACTTGCGATTTCCTGTAATTTCTGGAAGTATTTTTTATTAACCTCCTTTGCTTGCTCTATGATCTCCGGATCGCTGTTGATTCTTTCACCTATTTCTCTTAACAATTCGTTAAAATGCTGCGTGTCTTTTTCTCCAAAGCCTCTGAATTTATACATTTTCATTTTCTTATCCTCCCTTGTTTAATCGTTAATTTTATACATATGCCTGCCTATACATATGCCTGCCAGTTGCTACTTTGATTTTTCCTTTGGATCTCCAGTATTTTGTCATAACTGTACCATGTACCTCTATACTGATATGAGCATCCTTTGAGGCATCCGTGTTCGATATCCACAAAAAACTCTGCAATTCTTTCCTTGTTTCCGAAATCTTCCACCGGAAGTAGATCTTTTCTTACCCGTATTTTCTGAGATTTTCCCCAGACAGTAAAGTTTTCAATCTGGTATGTTTCTTTCAGCTCAGAAATAATATAACCGCTCTGATTATCAACTCCGAGCTTTCCTTCAAAACTCCTGTAAATTTCCTGCATTTTTTCTCCTTTCTCATAACCACGGTGTAAACCGCGGTACTGTATCTGCATGTGTTATCACAGCATTCCCATTTTTGACATCAAAAACGAAGATCACGCAACCTTTCAGTTCCCATTTTGGAAGCTCCCCCATTTTTAATGGAATAAAATTATTTTTTCCTACAATTAACATATCATAGCCACGATATTTTAAGCCTTTTAAAATATCGTAGAACATTTTTATTTGTAGCCCCTCTTCCCAGTTTACAAAGTACATCTTTG